TTTACAGGCTGGATGATCTCGGCATATCTGTACTTTGGAACGTCTCCCCCATAGGCGTTTGCGATGTTTTTCGCCATAGCCTGCAGCGTGTCTGTCACATATTCCCTATATGCCTGTTCTTCATGCTTTCTTCGGAAAAAGGCTACGCAATGCTCGATCACGTAGCCTTTTCCGAAGATTTCCAGATGTTGTATAGATACGGCAAGGACAGCCTCACCGTAGCTCACTGCACCAGCCGAGTTAATAAAGTAAAAAAACTGATCACGTTCTCATCCTCCAGCAGTTCCGTAACGGTACGGAGATATGAGGAGATTGGGTAGTCATCAACATTTTCAGGTTCCACGAAACTGCAGAGGGCAAGAAGTTCCAGCGTTTCGTCCGGGTGTTCCTCCAGAAGAGCGTCCAGGATCGCACCCAGATTCTTCCGCACCTGCTCCGCCATCATTTCTTCACGCTTAGCTTTGACAGCCTCTGCTTCATCCGCTGTGAGATCCGCTGTCAGTTCCGGCATCCCTTTCGGCATCCGCTTGCGGATGTTCATGATGTCGGTTACCTTCAGCCACTTCTCAACGCTGTGCCGGATCTTGTTTGTTTGCTTCAGAAATTCAGACGGTGTGCAGTTTGCCAGATTTTTCACTTTATCAACCTCCCTGGTTCAGTTAACTCCCTCATTACGCGTCAGCGCTGTAGAAAACCATCGGAACGACCTTCTGCGCCGTAATGGATACGTGCCCGGTCAGTTCCACCGATACCTGACCCTTGCCGTTTTTCGTGGTCTGCAGGCTGAATCCGCCCGTAGAAAGTGCGTTCTTCAGCTGGATTGCTACGAAACCGCCATCCGCGCGGTCACCTACCCACCAGATGTCCGAAAAGTCGGTCTGTGCCAGTTCCGCACGCGGTACGATCTTCGTTGCGTCCGTCCCATCAATATCCGCAGCGCCAAGCGCAAGCTTGATGGATGCCGGAGATGTACCAAGCGCAGTGAAGGACATGGTACAAGTCCAGGAATCAAGGTGTTTCAGTTCCTTCATATTTACCGGGCAATTGTCAACATCCTCGCCCAGATCCGAATACTCTGCTGCACAGGATGCCTGTATGCCGCCCGTGGTGGCGCAGATAATGTTGGCATCCGTTACTGCAGGCTGAGCCGGGTTGAACGTGTTAAGCAGCACTCCGGCATCCATCTGCATTTCCTGGAAGGTTGCTTCCGGAATAACCGTGAATCTTCCTGCCATTTGCTTCTCCTTCCTTATTGTGCGGTTAAATACTCGCAATCAAGCTGCACATATATCCTCCGGATCATATCATCCGAATCGTCTGCCATGCGCTGCGCGAATGGTGTGCCCCTTGTCAGGTACATATAACCGCCGTCAATCTTTATCATCTTGTGTCCATACCCGATAGTCTCCGCTATCTGGTCTTTGATCTGTGTTATTTCCGTCCATGTGGATGACCTGTACCAGATGCTTGCCGTGCAAGTGACGGGATGCCCGATATTATCCGTGATCACCTCATACGTGATATAAGGCAAAGCAGGGGCATCATCCCCTGTCGGTACGGTCATCTCATCATATGCCTTCAGCCCAAAGCCGCTCCAAAACTGATGCAGCGCCTGTTCCTTCGTCATGTCAGCACCCACTCTTCCGCAGTTACCTGACGCATATCAAGCCCTGCGCTCTTCGGCGTATACAGGTCATCTCCGTCAGACGTTACGCGGAAGATCTTTCCATCACTCTCGCGCCGGAAGACATCGTGATACTCCAGCACGATTGCTCTGGAAGTGGTCACCGTGTACAGGCTTGTCACGCCCTCACGCTGCGCTCTCCGCGCCTCCAGCGAGTTGTTAAAGACGATTGCCGCATCAAAAGCCGCACCGTCCTGCCACTGCCGCGTATAGCCGCCCATGCCGTCATCTACGGTCACCTTATCAAGCATGGTGCACCCTTCCATGGCCTCTGTGAGTAGGCTCATCGTATCTTCCTCCACTTATTCAGCCTGGATGCAAAAACCGCCCTCCACGCGTCAGCACCGCTGCCGGATGCATCTGACAGGCCTGCCTTAAGGCTGTAGGAATAGCCGCCGAAACTTTCGCTCTGATACGGCTTGCTCAGTACAGCTCCGTACTGCTCCATCCATCCATTGATATCATTAAGCAGCGTCAGCACCTCCTTCGGAACAGCCATGGCGTACACCGCTCCTGTAAATGCCTCATCATCGAGATCACTTGCAGGATACTGGTGCACGCCATCATTAAAGACAGACCCCACTATGCGGAAATACTGACCGTCCTGCAGAGAACCGTCTGTAACCATGTCAGACAGGTCTATCACGCCGTCAGTGATCCTAAACAGACCGCTGTAGCACGACATTTCGAACCAGTTTTTCAGCTCTCTGCAGAGATCGGTAAGCGTTATCATTTGCTCTTCCTCGCTTTGGTCTTCGGCTTTTCCTGCTTTTCCTCAACCTTCTCGATCACAGGATAGCCCAGCCGATTAGCAGCGCCGGAAAGGAATTCTACACGTTCCTCTGACGGCTTATATCCTTCACGCGGATATTCCTGCCCAACATCGTACTTGTGCCCTTCGTCATCAAGGTCGAAAAAACAGCAAACAACTTTATACATCATTCCCTCCCGGATCAGGTGCCGGAGATCGTTACATTTGCGATGCCGTCCAGGTACTCAGCCCACAGCGCCATGCCCATCAGCGCGAAACTCTCGCCAACAGCCGTGCTGTAGTTGCCCTGCGCATGGAATCCGATCAGGTTGGTTTCGCCCTGCGTGGTGTACGGCAGCCCAAGCTTCGCGAAATCGCTGTCTGCCGGGTCGATATAGTACAGATCCATATTCTCAACAGGAGTAGCAAGAACCTTATTCCGCGCAATCCAGGTTGCCGGAAGCAGGAACAGAGTCTGATAACCCATGAAATTCTGCAGATAAGTCAGGCCGAAAGCCGTCTGCGTGGTGATCTGCGCGCCACCCAGATAGTCGTATGCATCCAGAATATTGGCAAAGCCAACGATCCCGGTAACATCCTTCTGGATGGTTGCAAACTTGTTCAGCACAAGACCCTGCGCGGTAGCAAGCGCCGCCTGGAAGGTAGCCGCCGTTCCGGCAAGAGATCCCGTGTTAAGGAAGGTGTAAAACTTGCCCAGAACCTTGTTCTGCAGCTTCGTCAGGAATGCGTCATCACTCTTCTCGATCGCGATAGCCGCGCCGTACTTCTCGACATCCTCAATCGGTACAGCCTTCGCGTACTTCTCGATAGTCAGATCTGCCTTCGCGCTCTGTACAATCGTGGTCTTGCTGTACGGGATGACTTCGCCCGGATCAACAGAACCGCTCTCCAGCGTCACATCCGCCGTGTAGGATACCAGCTTCGTGCCGGGGGTCTTCCTGATCGGCCTGCTGATGCCCATGATCTGCTGCAGCGCATTCCAGTTGTCGTTAAATCTTGTGACAAAATCGATCTCTCTCGCCGTCACACCGGTATACACGTTCGGCAGGGAATCCCTCGGGTTGGTTAAGGTTTCAACATTCGTTGCCGCCATAGTTTATTATCCTTTCTGTAAGTTCTCGGCAATGGCTTTCTGCCTCTGCTCTGCTGTCAGGAGATATCTGCCATGCTCATCGCGCTTGTAGATATCCTGCATAGAGGTCTTACCCTTGCCGCTGTTCGTGGGAGGCGTGACCGTCTCCGCACCCTTCTCTGATGTGGTCGGAATGAAATCAGCCCATTCCGCTTTGGCGCTCTCCTTCAGCTTGTCCAGATCCTTCAGCGCGCCGTCCTTCTCCATCTCGATGCCGTCAAGATCAGTAACGCGCAGGATTGCATCCAGCCGTTTCTCTGATACGCCCAACTCCTTCAGCATGGATCTGTAAGCATTAGCCTTTGCGGCCTTTGTTTCCTTTGCCGTCTGCTCCTTCTTGTAGCTCTCAAACTCTTCCTTGATTGCGGAATACTTGACCTCATACGGATCATGTTTGAGGCTTTCAAGTTCCTTCTGGACATCTGCCAGCTTCTCCGCGTCAGCCTTGTAGGAATCACGCTGCTCTTTGATGCTGTCAAGGTCAGCAGTATGTCTGCTGCAGATCTCCTCTGCCGCCGCATCCAGGTTTTCAACGGGCATACCTTTTTCGGAAAGTAACGCTTTTATCTGTTTCACTGAAAACGCCATCTCATACACTCCTTTGTCTCGGTGGCTGTGTCTCGCCATTCGTGCGTTTAGTGGTCATCGGTGTCTTGTGACCCTTCTATCTGTCAGAATACTTCACAAAATGGTGCGTGTCAATTGGTCAGACCACAATACGGAGTGTGCGGAATGTCGCGCGATCTTCCCTTTCCCTTTTATTTTTATTTCTCTTTTACTTCTCTTAGGTTTTTCAAAAAATAACCATAGGTTTTCGAAAATAAAAACCATAGGTTTTCAAAATAAAAAACCAGTGGTTTTTAGCCACTGGTCAGTTAGAGTGCTAATAC